AAGCGGGTACTTCAGGTACATACAGAATTGCAGTTCGTCCAAATGGAGCGTCAGTCGCTCCTGAACACTATGTTGTATACGATGCAACAATTCAAGCCAATACCACAGCGGCTTACACACTAGGTCTTACTATTGATGCTTCAGATGTAGTGAGTGTTTACGCATCAAGCACAAGTATGTCTTTTAATGCGTTCGGAAGCGAGATAGCATAATATGGCAATAACCACTAACGGAGGCGCTGGCGTAACCGCTGATGCGGTAGCCACCCTTAGCAACAAAACACTTGAAGCGCCAGTAATTAACAACGCAACTTTTACAGGCGCTCAAGCAGGACTTGAAATTAAGTTTGGTAATAACATTGTTCTCGAAGGAACAACAGCCAATGATTTTGAAACAACCATTACGGCTGGAGACCCAACTGCTGACCGCACAATTACTCTTCCTGATGTAACTGGAACAGTTGTTACAACTGGCAATTTGACTGCAATTACAACATTAACAAGCCCAACAATTACTGGAGCAGTATTTAATGATGGCTCAGTTGTTTTTGAGGGTGCAACAGCAAATGATTTTGAAACAACTTTAGCAATCACAGACCCAACTGCTGATAGAACAATTACTTTCCCTGATGCGACTGGAACAGTTGCCTTGGCTGGAAATGTAATTGCTAATTCACTTTTAACAACTACTGGCGACACAATCTACGCATCAGGAGCAAACACACCTGCTAGACTCGCCATTGGTACATCGGGACAAACTTTAACTGTGTCTGCTGGTGGAATCCCTGAGTGGGCAACTCCAGCGGCGGGTACAACAGCAAACGACCAAGCCTTCGCCTTTGCGGTGCAGGTATTCGCTTAAGGAGAAAATAAATGCCAACAACAGTATCAAGAATCCCACTATCGGGTTCAACACACGGGCGTGGAATCAAAATTGCCGCAACTGCTTCTTCAGGCGATACCCTTCACACCGCAACCTCATCAACTACTGACTGCGATGTTGTAACAATCTATGCTTACAACTCAAGCGCATCAGCAGTAAACCTAACTATACAATGGGGTGGAACAACCGCAGTAGATGATGACATCAAGTTATCAATTCCAGCAACTTCAGGATTAACTCTTGTGGCTCCTGATTTAGTTCTTCGTAACTCTTTAGTTCTAAGGGCTTATGCTGGCACAACAAATGTTGTAACAATTCACGGATTCGTAAACAGAGTCGCTACTACCTGATAGGAGTTAGTAAGTGTCACTCCCTAGTCGTCTATTAGGAGCGAACCCGAGCATACAGGTTTCAACCCTGCTCTCGGGTTCATTGACGACCCCAAGTGCTAAAGGAACATTTACAACTTCCGACTATCAAGCGATAGCGACATATACTTCAACTGGGTCAGATACCTTCTTTGATTTTACTTCGATTCCCTCAGATTATCGGTACTTGGAAGTTCGTGGGTATGGCACACACAACAGTATCAATTATGCAAATGTCGCTGTTCGAATGAATGGCGATTCAACTACTGGAAATTATAGATGGATTTTTTCAGTCGCCAACAATACTGCAAAATCTAGTGCCACCGATACCAACTCTAACCATCTTCCAATTTTGCAATCTTTTCCATCTACTTCAAATAATATGGGCGTTTGTGTTTTTGTTTTTAATGAATACAAAGCAACTAATAAATATAAAACAGTAACCAGTTACGGCGGAGGTACTGAATCTAACAGTACTGTTGGTGAAGTTTCAATCGGGGCTGGTACTTGGTTAAGCACATCAGCAATAACCAGTTTACGATTTTTCAATACAGGTGGTCCAAGTTGGAGTGCTGGTTCTAAGTTTGTTTTATATGGAGTAATCTAATGCCTACCCCTACATACGATTTAATTCAATCTACAACCTTGACTTCAACCTCCTCAAGCATTGTGTTAAATACCCTGCCCACAAACTATGAAAATCTAGTTTTGAAAATAACGACTCCAACAACAAATGCAACTGCTGGTAGAACTTTTTTAAGATTTAACTCAGATAGTGGAAGTAACTACCATCATAAAGTTTTGGGTGCAAGTGGAACTGGCGTCAATACCGCTAGTGAAAATCAAACTTATGCTTTGATTGGTTATTATAGTGGTGCTAACAGCGTAAGCATAGTTGATATAATGGGTTACAGGTCATCATTTCATAAATCAAGCGCAATTAGATACGGCAATAATTACCCTGAAAGTGCTGTTCAAATAAGTACTTGGAGAAACACCGCCGCAATTACTGACATAACAGTTGGTTGCTTAGGTGTTTATCCTGTTAATACAAAAGTTGCTCTCTATGGACTGGTGGCAGGATAAAATGGCTAACTTCAAGCACATAGCGACTACTACATTATCTTCGAATGGTAGTACAACCATTGAAATGGCTAACATACCTGCTACATATCAGGATTTGAGAATATACATATCAGCCCGTGATTACAATAGTAATAATGGAACTGGTACTGATATAGCCATTACTAGCCCAACATTTAACGCAGGACAAAGTTTTTACGGATACAGTACTATAATTGGCGCCGATACTGGAGCAAACAGAATTGGCGGTATCGTTCTTAGTGCCAATGAAGCCAATAACTTTGGAGCGGCATTTGATGAGATATTAAATTACTCATCAAGTATTGCTGACAAAAATGGTATATTTCAAAACGGTATTGCATCAAGCGGATATTTGGTAACTGTACTTTGCCATGGTGTAAATAATAGTGCTACTCCAATAAGTTCAATAACCATATTGGCTGGCGTTGGAAATTTTCAGACTGGAACAACAGTAGCACTTTATGGAATAACTAAGTAAGAGGAAAGGAGAAAAAATGTCCGAAGTTCTAACCAAGGTTGTAGTGGATTGCTCTACTGGTATTTCAGAAGTAGTTCCCCTTTCAGCCGAAGAAATCGCACAGCGAGAGGCTGACGCCGCCGCTTATGCAATCGCAGAAGCAGAGCGTGTAGCACAGGCTGAAGCACTTGCTACACTCAAAGCAAGCGCTAAGGCTAAACTTATCGCTGGCGAACCACTAACAGCAGAAGAAGCAGACACACTCGTAATCTAGTATTAAAGGAAAGGTAGGGTAATGACAACCCACTTAGGACTCCAACGGATATTACTTCCGTCAGCCCAAGTCACTTCATTGACGACGGGTTCTATTACTCTGCCCTCAGCAAGAGGAGCATTTCTTAATCCAGTAGAAGTTGAATTTTTAATTCTTGCTGGAGGAGGAGGCGGCGGCGGCGCTTCTACTATTGGCGGAGGCGGTGGAGCGGGAGGTTATCGGTCATCTGTTGGCACCGAATTAAGTGGAGGTAATGCCAATGCAGAAGCAAGATTCTCTGCTCTTCGTGGAGTCAATTACTCGGTTACAGTAGGTGCTGGAGGGGCTTTCAAATCAAGAGGTATTGCTTCATCTTTTTCAAACATTAGTTCAGTTGGTGGTGGGCGTGGTGGAGATGATGGTTCTAATAATGTTAATACGGATGCCGCTGATGGTGGTTACGGTCCTGCCTCTTCAGGAGGTTCAGGTGGAGGAAATGGTTCGGGTGGTAATAGCCGTGCAAGAGGTGGATTAGGAACTGATGGGCAAGGTTTTCAAGGAGGATATAACACAACTGGTGGTCGTGATGGAGGAGGAGGCGGCGGCGCTTCTGCCGCTGGTACAAACTCTTCAGGTGATAACGGTAACGCTTGGGGTAGTGGCGGAGCGGGTAGAGCATCAAGCATAACTGGTACTTCAGTTACAAGAGGCGGCGGTTCAGGCGGAGCAGGTTCGGGTGGTGGATGGGGAGGACAACGAGGTGCGGGTGCAGGAAGCGCTAATTTGGGTGGTGGAGGAACACCATCATATAGCAATAGCGGTGATGGAACATCACCTGGAGATTCAGGAGTTGTAATTTTAAGATACCCTAGTTCTGAAACATTAACAGTAGGAGCAGGATTAACTTCAACAACAAATACTGTAAGCAGTAATAAAGTAACAATAATTACTGCTGGCACAGGAAATGTGAGTTGGGCATAATGGCACATTACGCATTTTTAGATGAAAACAATATAGTAACAGAGGTTATTGTAGGTGTCGATGAAACTGAGTTAATTGAAGGATTAAACCCTGAAACTTGGTATGGAAATTTTAAGGGTCAAACTTGTAAGCGTACTTCAAGGAACGGAAACATCAGAAAAAACTACGCTGGAATTGGTATGTTTTATGACTCAAGCAAAGATGCGTTCATACCCGTAAAACCACACAATTCTTGGATATTAAATGAAGAAACTTGTAATTGGGAACCACCAATACCTGCACCAACTTCTCCCGATTCTGATAGTGTCTATGTATGGGATGAGCCTACTTTGAGTTGGGTTATTCTTTAATAAAAAAATTATTTTCTAACAGAAAAAATGAGGACAAATGAAAATTATTTTTACTAATGTTATGGGCGTGGACATAGAAAGTCCCCAACCTTCGTCTAAAATTTTGCCTGAATGGTATCAAAAAACAGATTCATACATAAATCAAAAAAAAGCAACAAATGGAAAAGGGGTAACTAATGCCACAATAAAAAAATGTATGCCCGTATTTGATGCTATAACTGCTGGATATATTATTACCTCACCTGCGGATGTTTTTGTTTCTATAAAAGAAAATGAGCAGTATTTTGAATGGTCTTCGTTAGATTTAATTGGCTTTCACCCCTTATGGCAAAATCCTTCACATCCTGATAAAAATGCACACGCTTACCCAAAGTGGCATAATCCATGGGCTATAAAAACTCCTAAAGGATATTCAACTTTATTTACTCAACCTATGCACAGGGATTCACTTTTTACTGTTTTGCCTGGAATAGTTGATACTGATACATATACATCTCCTGTAAATATACCTTTTATTATTAAAAACCCTAATTTTGAAGGTTTAATCCCTAAAGGCACTCCAATAGTACAAATAATCCCTTTCAAAAGAGAAAATTGGGAAATGAAATTAGGCTCAAAAAAAGAGTTTGATGCTCATGTTCGCAACACACAACTACTTTTAACTCGATTTTTTGACCGATATAAGTCAATGTTTTGGTCTCGCAAAGAGTATAAATAACCAAAATAAGTCTTAAAAATATACTCATGTATAATAAATTAGGCTTAAAAGCCTATTAGGTTAAGGAGCAAATGATGGCAGGTACAACTACAAAAGGTTTAAGATACCCAACTGCGGGTGATAATCCTGCCGTTCATACAGACATTCTTAATCTAGCAACAGATGTAGATACTGAGTTAGATAACTACATCCTTGCATCTTCTCCATCTTTTACTGCAACAGTAACCCTTGGTACTAGCGCAGATATTATTTTTGAAGGTTCAACACCTGATGGATTTGAAACAACATTAACTGTTGCTGACCCAACTCTTGATAGAACAATTACTCTTCCAAATGTTACTGGAACAGTAATTACAACTGGCAATTTAACTAGCATTACGGCTCTTACCAGCGCAACTATAACTTCAGGAACACTTGGTAATGCGCTTGCCGCTGGCAACTACAAAATTACTGGACTTGGAGATGCAAGTGAAGGCACAGATACCGACACGGTAAATGTTAAAACTGCCCTCAACTTAGCAAGAGTTCAAGCATTGATGCTAGGTGGAATGTAATGACCTTTACCTATTCAGGTGACCCAAGCACCTCCACCCGTAACTATGTTCGTTTTCTCCTCAACGATACAGATTCTACCGACGCACTTTTCAGCGATGAAGAATTAAATTATGTAATTAGTGAGTGGGGTGGCGATGCCTATAACTCAGCCCGTGAATGTGCTGAAATTCTTATTGCTCGCTTTAGCCGTTTAGCAGATAGTAGTTCAAAGAGTGTTGGCGATATTTCTGTATCAGAGTCTTATTCTTCAAAGGTAACCCACTATAAAGAATTAGCGCATAGTTTGTTAAATCGTCAAATGCGTAAATCTCCTCCTAAGCCTTGGGCTAACTCTGAAAGCCTTAAGTCCACAGATGATAGAAGTATTGACGATTACAATACTGATTTTTATGTTGGTATAACAGATAATCCAAACAGCAATTACGAACAACGAGTTCCTGAATAGGATTACTTATGGATGCGATATATCCAAAGGTAGCCGAGTTCATGACCGACTCGGTAGTTTTTACACCCAAAGCGTCGGTTGATAAATACAACAAACCTACTTTTGGCGCTTCCAATACAAATGTGACTGTAACAGGTCGCCTTATTTATGACACAGTTAAATCTAAAGATGTTCAAGGAGTTGAAGTTGTAGATATTGGACGATTCATCACCTATGGTCCCGCTACCTCAATAACGGTAGGTCATAGGATGGTCGTCGGGGCGGACACCTTTACAATCAACGCAGTTGATAATCTCGCAGACGAAAACGGAGCGCATCACACCGTCATTAGATTTGGACGGTAGATATGGCAAAGTCGTCTTTTAGACTTGACTTATTTGGCGACAAAGAGTTAGTCAATGCTTTAGAGGCTGGAAAAGAAAATACCCCTCAAGCAATAGCCCAAGCAATTTGGGAAGAAGCCAATTTAATTTTTGCTAAATCACAGGTTTTAGTTCCAGTTGATACTGGAGTTCTTCGTGGTTCAGGTGGTGTATCTGCTCCACAAATGGGAAGCCAAGGCTACTTTGTAGATATTTTTTATGGAGGACCCGCCGCTCCTTATGCCCTCTATGTTCATGAGATTATCGGTAACTATCACAACCCACCGACACAGGCTAAATACCTCGAACAACCAGTCATGGAAGCGATGTCTACTATCCAAGAAAATATAAAGGGTAGAATTATCGACATCATACAGAAAGGTCACAGGGGATAATGCCAACTATTCTTGAATCAGTAGGAGATTACCTACAAAATACGGCGAGCGCTTTTGGCGCCCATGCTACTCAAGGCACCCTTGGAACAAACATATTTCTAGGCGCTTTACCTGAGACCCCTGACGCTTGCGTGGCGATTTATGAGAACGCTGGCAGTTCACCAACATTCACTATGGGTTCAGGTGGTATCCGAATTGATTACCCAATGCTTCAAATAATCGCTCGGGCGGGTCGTGAGGATTACCCAACGGCTAGAGATAAAGCCGACACGATTCGCATTTTACTTGCGTCGGTGCTTGAACAAACTGTCTCGGGGGTGCATATTATGAGGATTGAACCGA